CCGGTCGCGGAGAAAGACCTCGAATACTTGGGCCTGGAAAAGGAGAAGGAGAAGGGCAAGGCGCAGGTTGGGGACACGATCACCTTTACGCCGGAGGACAAAAAGCAGACCCCGACCACGGGCCAAGTCTCGGAAGTTATCCACAACACGGAGGGGCAGGTTGGCTACCAGATAATTTCGCCTCTGCCTGGGCAGCCCGGCCGGACGGTCCGGGTATGGGACCGCGACGGCACGATCAGCAAGGCGGCCGAAAAGTCCGTTGAGGAAATGCTCACGGCGCCCGTGGTGAACACCGTAGAGGCCCGCGACCGGCTCAAGGCGATCGATCGCCGGCAAGCCGAGCTCCGGGACGAAAAGAAAAAGCTCGAGGACCAGATCAAGGAGGTTGAGAAAGTCATAATGACGACTCGCGGCCGCCGGTACATGCGCGGCGGCAGCAGCAGGATTAAGGCGAGCGCACCCAAATCCCAAGTAGCCAAGTACCGCGACCTACAGAAGGAATCCTACGAGATCGAAAAGCAGTTGCGGGCCTTGGACGATGCCGCGAAGTCCGATCGCCAACTCCTGGACGATAACGCGGACGCGGCGATCATTAACGACCCCAAGCAACCGCTCCTCCGCCGGATCGATCGGAAGATCCGGAGTATGCCCAAGGATCCTCCGCCGGGATTGGTTGCGGCCCGGGATGCTGAACGCGCCCGCCTCATTCGCGAGAAGTATCCGGACGTTACAGAGGATGAAATAAAACGCATGGGCCCCAACGTGGATCTCGCCATGTACCACGCCCGGGATCTCAAAGACCTTTGGAACCAGTACGAAATGGGAGGCAACCCGACTCCTCACAGCCTGCGACGTGACGCACTCCATGCCGCCTTGAACGCGCCGGACGTGCCAAAGCATCTATTCCCGGAGGAGCTCACCAATGAGCTCATGAAATACGGCGCCGGCGATCGGGTTTACGGCCGGCAATATCCGGAGACTGAGAAGCTCACGCCTCAAGGCTTGTTCAACCTCACCAAGAAGATCCGGGACACCAGCAAGCGCATTCACGCTGAGGAGGCCGCCAAAGTCGAAGCGGCGAAAAAGGAGACCGCAGAGCGCGAGGCCGCAGAGGAGAAGCTACTTGGCGAGGCGCAAGACGTTGCGGACTCGCTTCCCAAAACCGGCCGGCCGGGAGCTCCATCGGCCGAGACCGTAAATGCGGATTTGGTAAGCCGGATCAAGGGCTCGATTGACGACTTGCTTAAGAGCAACCCCGTGAAGCTCACCAATCGCGGCACCACGGACGGCATTACGGACTACATAGCGGAAGGCGACGAATCGGCCGCCGCCATGGGCACAATTGAGCGAAAGCAATTGAAGAAGGGGGAATCATTCGAAGTCAACGCCTGGCCGCTCAACAACAAAGACCTAAAGATCAAGGCAACCGTCCCGACGCTCGAGGAGGCCGAATGGCTCATTAAGGCAATGGCCGCCAGCGGTAAGGGCAAGGCCGTTATTGGCGTGCCTGGCGATGGGGTGTTTCGATTGCTCCGCTACGGTCCGACCTTGCTCAAAGTTTGGCACGGAGCTCGCGGGCTCGAGACCAGCGGCGGCGACAAAACGACGCCATACAAAACGCAGGGCGGCGCGGAGGCGCCCGTAGAGAAGATCACGACGATCGCGGACTGGAACAAGGCCAAGGAGTACCACGGCCTGGAACCAGGCGACAAAATTTCCACTTGGTCTCCGGCATTGCTCGACCTGGCCAAACGGGTTAATCCCAAAAACCCGGAGGCCGTTGACGTGCGGGACGTTGAGCTCAAAATCAAAAATAAAGAGAAGATCCCGCCGGCTCCGGATATTTCCGTAGGACCAGGCGCCGCGAGCCCGAGCGACTTCCCGAAAGACTCTTTCGTCGCCCAAATGACCAAGTACCTCAAGGCCGGCCGCAAAGACTTTGGGCCGGTCTCTCCCAAGGTGACTCTCGCGCAGCGGATCCGAAACGCGCTAGGCTTCGCGGACCGTATCTCGAAAGGGAAGTCCGCCGTCTGGAATGGGCTCGCTCGAACCCGGGCCGCCTCCGCGACCATGCTCGACAATTATCTCCACCAGGCGCCCTGGCGCGACTTTGACGCCTCGCTTGGCCGTTGGGACGGAGCGGACCAGCAATCCTCATTCGAGATCCGCGAGTGGGTCAAAGAGATTAACAAGAATTTCCCCAAGGACCGGCAGGAGGCCCTTACCAACTGGATCCAGGCGGACGGCGATCCCGCGCTACTCCAACACCGGGCGGACGAGCTCCGCCGGCGAGGCTTCAATAAGCTGGCTGACGGTTATGAGCGGGCGCTCGATCTGAATGATGAGGAGAAAACCTGGGCACGGCAGATCCAGATTTACCTGGATGAGCGGCTCGAGGAGGGAATGAATGCCGGCCTAATAAAGCAAGGGGTAGAGGACTACATAACGCAGATTTGGAACCGCGATAACCCGACCGCAACCAAGCTAAGATCGGAGTTTGGAAATGTGCTCAACCCGGATTTCCGCTTTGCGCGGCAACGCGTTTTCAGCAGCTACTTTGAGGGCGAAATGGCGGGCTTCGAACCGAAAAACAAATCAGTTGGCTACCTGATCAGCACCTACGACCAGGCTTTCAACCGGTCGCTTTCCGCACGGGCCTTTATCAAAGAGCTTCACGAAGGCCGGGCCGCGGACGGCAAGCCGCTTGTCATGACCACCGGCAAGACGATCCCGATCATCACGGGCCAGCAGCCGCCGGAGGCCTACTTGATCAAGCCGCACGTCGCACCGGAGGGCGCCGTAGCGGCGGACGGCCGGCCGTATCGCGTGATTGACCATTGGGCGCTCCGGGATTGGAAATGGGCCCTGGAAGTGCCGCCGGAAGTCAATCCGCCACAACACCAATTGGCGCGACTGGGCGACCTCACCACGGATATTACTGAGGGCATTCCCGGCGCTCCCGTCTTTGTCCAGGGAGACATGGTTGTCCATCCGGACATTTACAACCACCTCCGCAACGTGCTCACCAAGTCACGCTTGCAGGAATACGGGATCACTAAGGCCGCGCTCAAGCTCTCCGCCTTTGCCAAACAGACCAAGCTTTCGCTCTCGGTATTCCACCTGGACCAGGAGGGGTTGCATGGCTTCTTTCACCGGATCAATCCGGCGAACACCACCAAGATCGACTTTGCTGATCCCAAACAATGGGGACTGGTCCGTCACGGGCTCATGGTTTCCGATCCTCGTTTCCAGGAGCTTTTCAGCGAAGGGCTCTCCGGCGGCGGTTTGGTTGGGAAGATCCCCGGCCTGGGACATACACAAGTCTGGTTCAACGATTTCCTTTTCCGGGACTACATTCCGCGCCTCAAAATGTCGATGGCCCTCGACGCGCTCGAACGCAATCGCAAGACCTATGCGAAGGAGATCGCGGACGGCCGGATCAGCGACGACCAGATCCAGGCCTTGACCGCTCGCGAGGCCAACGCGGCTTTTGGTGAGCTCAATTACCGCCAGATGGGCCGCAACCCAACGCTCCAAGATTTCCTCCGGCTCTCGCTCCTGGCTCCTGACTTTCTCGAGGCCCGCTCCCGATTTGTGGGGCAGGCCCTCAAGCCCTACGGCCGCGAGCAACAGGTTGCCCTGGCGCTCATGGGCGCGACTCTCTACGTAGGCGCACGGATAGCCAACCAGATGCTCGACGGAGACCCGCACTGGAATAAGCCGTTCAGTGTTATCTACAAGGATCGCGAGTACCGGCTCCGGACCGTCCTGGGCGACGTGGCGCACCTTTGGACTGACCCGCGCACATTCTTTTACAACCGCCTTTCCCCCATCACCCGCGCGGCCACAGAGGTTATCACCAGGCGCGACGATCGCGGAATCAAGCGCACTTCCATACAGCAGTTAGAGGATCTCACGCAATGGCTTGTGCCGATCCCCTTCCAGCGATGGAAAGAGGGCGCCGTGCAATCCGTCCTGGGGTCCGCCGGCGCCGGCTCCGCGCCCTTCACGCCGCGCAAGCAGGTCCAGGATATGGCCCGCAACTTCATGGCCAAATCTGCCAACCCGCAGATCCAGAAAGAGTACCAGCGGCGGGAAACGCAGATTTTTGGCGAGTCCATTTACAAGCCGCTCCGGGCCGCGATTGAGCGCAACGATATGCAGAGCGCGGCGAACGAGGTTCGCAATTTGGTCCAGAACGAGCCCAACCGGGAGGCTAAGCTCAAGCGGCTCCATGAGATTTTGAACGCGTTTAACCCGACCAGCGTTAGCGGGATCAAACCACTGGCAACCCATAACCGAGTGATCGAGAAGCTCTTTATTCAGTCCCTGGACGACCGGGGCCGCCAGACCTACAAGAACGCACTCCGCCAGCAGGCGATCGAATACAGGCGCGTCCGGCAGGCCATGGGGTTAGACAGGACGGCGGCGACGCCTAGCCCGTAGCCTTCGCATCCTCGCGGCCGCCTGGGCATTGGTGCGCTTCTGATTGTGCCGGCGGTAGTCCCGGTTCGACCGGCGAACCTTGTCCGGGTTTGCCTGGGCCCATTGAAAACGGCGCTCTCTCTCCAACCAGGTCATTTGTTACGTTATGTCGTCACTGGTACCCATCACCAGGCAGCCGCGTTACGTTATGTCGTCGCGTGGAGCTGCTCTGGAAAAACACCCCGGAAGCGCGATAACACCTCGCCTCCGGGGGTCCGCTAGGGGCATTCGGCCGGCGGATCGACCGCTATGCTAGTGCTCCGGATCCCAGTTTCACGAGCCAGCCAAAGCACGCAACTTGCCCCCTGAGCCGATTCGAAGAAGGCTCGCGAAATCAAGTTAGCTCTTTTCGGAGCTCTTGCCTCCACCCTTGTTCTGGCGCTCCATCCGAACCGGTTTGCCGGCGGCCTGGTCCCGGGCCGTTACCCTTCAACGCAGCAACGGCCGATTCCAATTCCTTGATCCGCGCCTGGGCCTTGCCGAGTCGATGCTGGGCGAGGTAGTAGCCACGCAGCTTGGCCCTGACGTGAGCGTCTTTCACAATTCGCTGTTGCAGCGTGGTTGGCTTCGCGTCGAAAAGAGTATCGGCCTCCGTGGCGATCGATTGCTCCTCTTGGTCTTTGGGGTCCGGAGCGTAGCTGTCTCCTCCGGCCTCGATCACTTCTTGCCTTACCTTGTGGACGGTGGATTTGATAACCTCGATCTCCCCGGTCCGCCGGGCGGCCTCTTGCTCCTCGCGCTGCTTGAAGTTCGCTCGCTCATCCTGGAGGGCGCGGTCCTTGTTCCTTTTCAGGCTCTGGAGCGTGACGTATTGCTGCATCACGATCCCGGCCTGCTCGCCGAAAAGCTTTTTGGCTTGGCCGTAGGCGGCGCCGTAAGGGAGGGTGAAGATCGAAACGAAATCATCCCACGTCGCCGGACGGGCGGTAACGATTTCCCCATTATCCCCCATGGCCTCAACAGTGGTTAGCTGTGTGATCAGGTCGCGGGTTTCCTCAGCCGCGTCATTGAAAGGCTTCTCGTACTGCTTCTTAAACTCCGGCGAAGATTCGTGCTTGAGGGCGCGGAGCTCTGCCTGTAGCGCCTCGCGCTCCTTGTCCCGGGCCGCGAGTTGCTCCGAAAGCTTGGTAATGTCCTTCCCCGTGGCCTCGTACTCTTTGATCTTGGCCTCGAGAGTGGACATTTTTGTCTTTGTCTCGGTGAGCTCAGCGGTTGTCTTTTCCAGTTGGCCGCGCAGGTTCTTTACTCCTTTATCGGCCGGCGGGGGTGTCCCGTCCCCGCCTCCCTCCGGAGGCTTGTCTCCTGGGGGTGCATCCCCGGGAGGTTTGTCACCAGGCGGAGTGCCCTCCTCGCGGGCGGCCTTCCGCCGGTCCGCGATCCGCTTGTCGATCGCGTCAAAGGGGTTTGGTTCTCCGCCGGCGGCTGGAGTACCTGCAGGTACCCCGGAGGGAGGTTGGGCGGGCGCGGCACTTGGGGCGGCCGGAGCGGCGGCAGGGGCAGCAGGAGCGGCCGGGGCGGCCGGGGCGGCGGCGCCTCCTCCGCCGGCACTTGGGGCGGGATCGTGTAGAATCATGGGCTTTTACTGGTTGTCGTTTTACCGTAGCGCGGCTTTACGTCCAAATCGTGTTTAATCCCAGTGCTTGGGAATTGGCCGGGGTCCGGCTCCTCATCGGTGAATTCCAAGAGGGCTTGCTCGAACATTTGCGCACCGCGGAGCATTTCGGTGCTGATGCCTCCTTGCTCCATGAGCTCTCCCTTGACGAATACCAGGCATTGCTTGAACCAGTCAGTATGCACCACGGCGGAGAGTTGCTCGCAGAGCTCTTTTTGTTTCAGGAAAAGGGTTTTTGAAGTCATACGTGAGGCTCGTTGAAATGGTGGTAAGTGAGGCCCTCAAACCAATTATATTTCCAGCCGTTGCCCAAGAGGGCCATCCGGATCCCGGTGTCTGGCGGCAGCGGAACCGGAAGCCCAACGTAAGGCTCCCAACAGCGGACCGGCGCCGCGAACACTCCGCACGCTGCATCGTGAGCGTAACAAGAGCCGCCGTTTTCGTGGATGCCTGGAATGACGAAGGTTTTTGCCGGCGTGCCGGCCAACTGGGCAACCCAATCGCACGGGCCAAGGATCACGGAATCATCCGGGAGGCCAAAGGTCCACTGCCCGGAAGATTTGGCAACGGCCTCGTCAATGGCCTGATTGTGCAAGTCGTAGCGGTCCAGGACTTGGCCGACAATGACCAGGCAGCCAAGCTCTGTGAGTTTGGGAATAACCTTTTGGCTCGCCTCATCGTCACGGCTCATCCGGACAATTATTTCCACCTGGGCGCGGTCCTTTACTGTTTTCCAGACTGACTCCACGCACGCCAGCAGGCGCGAGGGCCGCTTCCGAGTGGGGATGATAACGGAGCAAATCATACGAGCGGGAATGGATGCTGAGAGCGATAAAACTCGCTGAGAATTCGGTCTTGTTCCTCCGGACTTTGAAGGCTCGCCAGCCCCGGCCCTTCTTCATGCAGAATGCAGCCAAAATCCTGGGCAGTAATCAAAGGGATCCCGGTGTTGGGATTAACTCTCAAAAGTGCGTACTGGTTGACGCAAGCCCCCATCCCTACGAAGTGGGCATTGCGCGACCAGAATTTACAGCTTCTGCAAAGGTTCATAGCTCGCTCAACTTCTGGCCGTCGAACCAATCCGCAGCGGGCGTCTGCAAGACTGGGAAGTCTCCGCCCTTGAGGACGTGCTTGCGCAACGCGGCGAGGTCCGGGAATTCTCCAAAATCGTTATGGAACCATTTGCAACCGTTGAGCGTGCGCACCAGAGCATGAGACTTTGAGTTTGGCGTCCCGATCTCCCCCTTGTCCAGCCGGAGCATGGGCTTTTCTTTGTGGTGCCCCTCCTCGCTCTCGAGCGTCAACATGGTCTGATCGTAATAGAGCTTATGCCCGGTCCGGGACAAGGCCTCGCCCGTAAGGCAGTCCTCGCAGCCAACGCCGGTGGAGTCGCAAATCTCCGGCCAGCCGTTGATTTTGAGCCAGGCGTCAACCGGGCCAGCGACCGAGCACCCAAAAAGCCAATTGGAGGGGCAATCCCTGGGCCCGGCAACTCCCTTCTCCCAACGGCTATCATGGCCGGCGGGGTGATCGTCAAAGACCGGCACGGCGCCGGGCATCTTCACTTTTAAGTTAAGCACCTTGCGGAAGGCGCCACACACAATGTAATTGCCGCGCATTGCCCGCCGGACGGCCGTAAGCCAGCCAGGCATGAGCACGCTCAGATCGTCCACAAAAGCGATCCAACCGTCCTTTGCGAAGCAAATACCGGTGTTCCTCGCGTTACTCGCGGCGAAGTAGTTATTTTTGGTCAACCGGTAAGGGCCTTGCCAGACTGTGGGCTTGGGAGGAGTGGTGATCCAGGTCCGCCGCATGGGAACCGTAGCATGAAAGTCCACTCGCACCACGCGGATCTTGTCGAGCATGGTGCCGGCCTCGCGGTTCAGGCTCTGGACAAACCAATTCCAACACCCCTCGCGCCGCGCCGTGAGCCAAACAATGGTTAGGTGCATGGGTCTAAGAGCATGACGAAGCCCTTTAATAGATCGTTGAGCAGTCGGCGGTTATTGTAGCAGCGAAAGCGAGCGCAAGCCGAACAGCGGCAGGAATGGTAGCCACTTCCCCATGATGGATCCTTAAGCGTGTTCATTTTCTCGGCCCAAGTTGCTGCCGGGTGATGCTGTCGGCGTCCCTTTCGATCGTACTCCTTGTGCAGCCTTGCCGTTCTTCGAATAGATTTTCGCAATCTCATGAGACCCGTTGGAACATTGCCCCAGTGTCGAGGCGGTAGAGCTCGATAAAGCCCATTGTTTTTAATTTGGCCACGGCCCGCAGCACTCCGCCGCCGGTCCAGTTCAAATCGTCCGCGAACAGCAGCCCCCCAACCCTCACGGCCGGCCCGAACCGTTGCACGTCTTTGACGGCCTGGTCGCTGTGGTTGCCGTCGAGGTGCAGGAGATCGATCGTGGGCGGAACCTGGGCCCCGTCAGACGTGAGCCGGACAATCCGCGTCACGGAGCCAAGCCCCAAATTCGAAATGCGACTCTGTAGCTCAACATAGGTGGAGTCATGGATCGATTGCTGTTTCCAGAAGTCCAGATCCTTTCCGGTCTGGCCCTGGATCGAGGCGTGAGCGTCCCAAGGGTCAATTCCAATCACGCAGCCGCACCCGAGCTCGCGCAAGGCCAGCGCGACCGGGATTAGCGACCGACCGGCCAGGACTCCGATCTCCACGCAAACCCGTGGCCGGAGCGCAAAGACGGCCGCCGCCAGGGCGGTAGCCTTCTCCACCGAACACCAGCCGTTGAGCGTGGGGACAATTTCCTCAATTTGGGCAAAGACTTTACTCATAGAAAATCGGGCAGTGTCGAGGGGATTTTGACCAGGGCGCAGCAACAATCATTGATCCCGACCGACAGGATCCAGCCGCCCTCGCAGGCAATGGCGCCGCCGGGGAAAACCACATTCGGCTTGCGATGGGTGCAGGAGGTCCGGTCAATCCCGCTCGTGTTGTCCTCCTCGCTCCCAATGAGTAGCGGCTTGCTGATCCGCATCGTCTCCTCGTCCTGGATGATGCGAGCCCCAACGTAGTAGCGCCAGCGCACGGGCAGCGGCTCATTCACCAGCTTTGAATGAAAGAAGGAAATTGACTGGCCACTGTTGCCCAACGGGATCGGCACGGTGCCGCCATGGATGGGGCCCCAACGCCAAGGCCTCTGCCCTTTCCTGGGCGTGAGCTCCGACCAGTTTTTATCGACCAGAACCCAACGGCGCAAAGTCGGGGCCACTTCATAAACGCAATTGAGCCGGCCGGCCGTCTCGTAAAAGATCCAGTTTTTCTCCATCGCGGAGCCGTCATTTTTACCGATCGCTGGCTGAGTAGCGCCCTCGATGGTCCAGGCCGAACCCTCCGCCAGGCGACCGAACCGAACCGCGCACCGCGGCGGAGTCTCCGGCCACGTGCTGACAACGTAGGAAATCCAAAGCTGGCCGTTGTGTTCGAACAGGCGGGGATCCTCCACGCTCCGGAAGCCGGCATGTTCAGCGCGGATCGTCTGGTTGCTGGTGACATTAAACTTTTCGTCAAGCTCAGCAATGGCGAGCGCGGTCGCCGGAGTTTCTTCCGGGTGGTACCGGTACGCCATGAGCACGCGGCCCTTGTGCCGGATGATCGAGGGGTTATAGCCAAACGAATAAAGCGCCAGCCGGTTAAGCGGGACGCGCTCCGCCTGCTCTGTCACCTTGGGATAAAGGGACGAGATTTGACGGAAGCTCAGCCAGTCTTTGGCGAGCTTCTCATTGTGCCCAACATATTTGGGGGCGTCTTTGGCCTTTGTCTCTTTGGGGTGATCGCGCCAGACGGCCTCCCGGAGCTCGCGGCCGCCACGGAGCCTCATGATCTCCAATAGAATCCGGTACCAGTGGTGATCCAGGCCAAGCACCATGCCGGCCGGATACTCGCCTTGGTTCTCGATCCACCAGGCTTTAGAAAAACAGAACAGGTCAACGGCCGGGTGAAAAGTGTGCCCATTATCGTCCTCGCCGGTCGCTCTCAAAATCCGGTGAGACCAGCAGGGCGCGTCACTCAACAGGCGCGGGGTGAGGCTATGGACGAAAGCAGTATCGCAGCGGGTGAGGCAGATCAGATCGTCCGCGTCCGCCCGCTCGCAGGCCAGGCGGATCACGTCGCGGACAAACGGGTAACGCTGAGTGTCCCCAAGGTCGCTATAGCGGGAATCCTTCCCAAGGGCGCCAACCTCAATACACGTACTCCACCAGCGGCCGTCACGGTAAAGCGGCTCCCAAGTAGCAACCGCCTGGGCTCTCCGGTCTTTGTTGGCCTCGCTCTCCTCGTAGCCGCTCCAAGCGTGAATTATTTTCCGGCCTACCGGCTTCACAAATCCGGGATCCCCAATGCCCTCAATGGCCGCGAGCATTTCAATTGCTCGCCGGGGGAAGTCCCGGTAACGGATATGGCAAACGTGATTGGGCCGCCAGTCGCTGCCATTCCAGAGCAGCGGCCGATCGTTCACCAGGGCCACAACTGGAACCTCGCAGGCCCGGGCCAATTGGAGCGGAGCGGAGTCCGTTGCAACCAGGCAATGAGCTTTCTCGAACAGGCCAAGCAGATCGTAAATTTTCTCAGCTTCCACCTTGCCCAAGTCGATCACGGGCCGGCGCCGGAGGAAACGCAGGCGGAGGAGTTCCAGGAGGAGATCCAGGTAAGGGAAGGGGGAAGTCTGGCCGCCGGTGGCGACAAGGATCGGCTCGCGACCCCTCGCGATCACGGAATCCACAAGCGCGGCCTCGCGCTCCGGGTTGCGCCGGTCAAAGACCAGCGGCGGCTGTGCGGCCCAATCCGCGAGGCGTCCGGCAATGTTCCAACTCTCTTTGAGAAATGAGCCCGTGCGGGCCTTGTCATAGCCGGCGGGCTCATAGGAAAACTTTTTGACCAGTTCAGGCGGCCCGTTGATCTGGCAGCACTTAACATCATCGGAGCGGGACTTGGCGAGGAGGACCGCTCGATCCAGTTCGTAGGGATGCCCGTCAAAAATGATGGGATCCAGGTAAGAGCAGCCCTCGAGGATCGAGCCGTAGTCCTTCGCGACCATGAACGCGGCCCGCTTGCCCTCCTGGGCGTCCAGGTAGAGCAAGGGGAGTAAATTTATTACATCGCCTGCTTTTCCAAGCTGGATATAAATGCGCTGATTAGACATGCTTCCAGGTCTCCCCTTTGAGGATCGCTTGGATTGTGGGTTTCGACACTCCGTATTCGGAGGCAAGTTGCCGCTGGCTCAGTTCAGAGGCTCGAATTTCGGCAACCTGAGTTGCTGTCAATTTATGGTTTGGGTGTTCCTCGCCGTTACCTCGCTGGTTCGGCCCTCGGTGGTCGGGGCGGCGATGCCTTTCCAGCATATCGGCAGTGTTACGCTTCGGAGTTCCAACGTAAATGTGAAACAGTGAAACGCACTTCGGATTGTCGCACTTGTGCAAAACCCAAAGACCTTTAGGGATCGGCCCGAACACGATTTCCCAACAAACCCGGTGAGCCTTTTTCTCTTTCCCGGAATGCTTGAATCTTCCGTAAGGATAAACCGGAGGGCGGCAAAACGGACCATCCCACTCCCAACAGCCGGAGTCCTTTCTGGTGACTTTGCTCCAGAAATACCGCTCGGCTTGGCCCGCCTTCCCGAGTTGAATGTAAACGCGTTGGCTCATTGCTCCTTAATCCACTTCGCTCTTTCTACTTCAAGCGCGGCCTCTAACTGATCTACTTCATGCTCCCAAAAATCCCCGCGCATAGTCAGCGGAACCCTGTCGTACTCCACTTGGGGGATCTGCCTCACGACCCGAAAAAATCTATTCTCCTCCTCCAGCTTGATCGTGAGCTCTAAGATTTTCATGGTGAGGTTTCGATCCGCTTTTCAACGCAGGCCAGGCAGATCGCCGCGGGCGAGTGCCGGCCGCTCTCCCAACCCTGATAAGTCCGCACGGAAACATTGAGCGCGGAAGCCGCCTCTTTCTGAGTGCGACTCCCGCGCCAAGCTTTAAGCCTTCCGGCTAATGTGTCCGAAAACTTCACTTCGCGTTAGTGCCTTCGACTCCTCGAGCAATCCGGTCTCGCGTCCGCTTTTGGAGCCACATAAGGCCTTCTTCGATGTTGGTCAGCGCGATCGCGTTTTCGCGGCAGCTAAACGGCCCGGCCTGGAAGGAGCGCAGGCGATGCAGGACGATCGCGAGGAGCGCCTCGTTGCTGACTCCGTTTACGCCGGCCTCCTGGATTGGGCCGTTTTGGAAGTCGATCGCCCAACGGCCGGTAACTTCCGGGCGGCCAGGTTGGCCAGTGAGTTGCAACGGTCCGCCGGGCGGGACCATCACGTCTATTGCGTATTGGTGACACGCGCCGCCTTGGCCCGGTTCATCCAATACGCTGATTTGCAGGACTTCATTTAGTCCGTTGACTTTGTGATCTGTGAGTTCAGTTTTTGCCATAGGCGGCCGTTATACGCGCCTTTGCGTCCGCAACTCAAGTACTTTTTTATCTTGGTGATTTCTGGCGCCGGGCGTACAGCTCCGCCAGCGTGACAAGCGGACTCGCGAACCGCAACGGGTGTAAGCCGATCCCCTCGGCGAGTGCTGGCCAGTAAGAGATTCGGCCCCTCAGTAGCACTAAAACCATAAACCCGGCCGCATTTGGCGGCAAAGAAAGACCCGTACTGTGGCGATCGACTGTAACAAATTTTCGGCGTATCTGGCGCGGCGAACCCCTAATTTCATGCGTGATTTCGTCGAGGACATGTTTCCTCGCGATGTGCCTTACCTCTCGCTCTACCAGAATAAAACCTGGGACAGCTTTACGGGCACGCAACACACATGGGATCGCATTCACGTAGCGATGCCCAATGACGCCGGCGACTGGGATCAGATGAACGCCGACGCTTGCGCGATGAATATTTGCGACCCTCAGACCAGGCAAATTGACTGGGGCAGCACCCGGGCCAGCTTCGGGAAATTCCGCCGCCGCTGGAAAACGCGAATTCTCTGCCTGGACCAGATCCGCCACGTCGAAGAAGCGGAGGCACAGATCGAGGCCATTTGGAAAGGCCTGATGAAAGTGCCGGAGTACGTCCAGAGCGATTGGCTGAAGTACCAGCAAGTCCTGGGAGCGCAAGTGATCTTCATTTGCGGCGCCAATGACACGCAGGTAACGGTTACGGCCGGCATGTTCACCGGCGGCCTTAACCAGGTCGCCCTGGGCAGCGCGGCGGCCCTCCCGACCTCCAAGCTCCAAATGCCCTACCTCATGCGGCGGATCCCTCCGCTCATGTATAACGGCTATTTTGATGGGCAGTGGGTGCCCGCCGGCAAGTATAAGCTGTTCACCGATTTGCAGACGGCCTACGAGCTCGCCAACGGCAACCCGGCCCTCGCGGCGATGTACGACGCGGCCGACTTCGAAAAGGGCGGGAAATTTTTCCAGTACGGCGCCATGATGGGCGTTGGGAATTTCCTCCTCACGATCAACCCTTACCCTCCCCGGTTCTACCACACCGGCAGCGGGAATTTGCAGCGCGTCTGGCCCTTCCAGAACAAGCCGGCCACGATCGGGCTTACTCCCGTGGTGGATCCGCAGTACGAAAACGCGCCCTACCAAATCTCGGTTATGCCTCACCGGCTGGCCCGCGAGATTTACGTTGGCGAGATCCCCTCCATCCACCCGCAGCTAAAGTTTGGCTCTCGCGACTTGTGGGGAAAATGGACCTGGATCAACGATGCCTTTTTGCAGGCCTTCGACCCGAACACCGGCGCGGCTTGCTCCATGGAAAACCCCGTCCGCAACAAGGGGTACTTCCTCGCCGACTTCGAGGCCGGTATCCGCAACACCCGGCCGGAGCTCGAGTGCGTCATTCTCCACGCTCGCGAACCGCAGGGCGTTACTGACGTGCCGGTCGCCGTGCCGCAGGGAACCTGGAATCCGAATGTCAGCTACCAGAGCCTGTTGCCTTATAACGCGTTCTGTGATCCCAACAGCACGCTCGAGGACTTGGGCTAAAACTACGGTTCAGGGCCGGCCTGGATGCAGGCCGGGCTGGCCCGGACCGAACTAAAGAACCTTATGCCCGACTATAGCGGAGGCGGCGGCGCCGGAGCCGGAGCGGACCTGGAAGCAGGCGCCGGCGGCGGCAAGCCCACCGGCGAAACCATGAGCGAGGGCGGCCACGAAGATGCCGGCGGCCGTGAAGATACCTTTTTCCTGCCTCCGGACTTCCCGGGCTCTGAGGCCTTGAAGCCGGGCGATATGTTGAACCTCCGAGTTGTGGGCAAGGACGCTCAAGGGGGAATCGAAGTTGAACACGTCGCCGGAGCGGAAGGCGATATGCCCGACTGGAAAAAAGACCTTCGCAACTCCGTCCAGAGCACGCCTGGTATGGGCATGGGCGGCGGCGAGCCTCCGGGCCAGCCGGAAGAAATGGCTTAATTTTATGGCAGCTAAAGTCACTTTGCCCACCGCGGCCCAATTGACCCCGCTCAGTGCGGGATACAAACTGGGGACGATCGATCCGAAAATGCAGCGATGCCTTTTCCTCCTCGCCAAGATTTGGCAGCTAAAGGGCCAGGCCAACCAGACGGACTACACGGCCAACTTTAATCAACTTGTCCAGGACGCGACGGTCGCGGCCGGCTGGATCGATGATCCGGACTTGGTAGCGGTCCGCCTGGGGCTCGAATGGAACACGGCCAGGAACACGGCGGGAGCGCCAGCGACGTTGAGCGCACAGATCAGCGCGGTAACGACCCTGATCAATGTGACGGATCCCGTCCTCGCCCGCATGGAGTTTCTAGTCGAGTACCTCCTCCAAAAAGCGGCCGGAGCATAATCCACCCTATGGCCTGCGACGCTGAAACGCTGATGGCTGAGGCGGCAGCTAACGGCCTAACCAATCTGGACGATCGCAGCATCGTGCTCGCGATCTGTGGTTTCCTCAGCAACTCACTGGGGGGCAAGACGGCTGGCCAGGTCATGGCGGAAGGGGTAGCTTTCCAGTCGTACAGCAATGAGCAACTTGATGACGCAATAGACGCGCACCTTTGCGCCCAACTCCCTTGATCAAATGGCCTGCGACGCAAAAACCCTTTTGGCCCAAGCGGCCGCCAACGGTTACTACAACCTGGACTCGCGCAACCTCAAGATCGCGCTTCTCCAACTTCTGTGCGACGGGGGGGGCGGAGGAGGAGGAGGAGGCGTCACGAGCCTTAACGGGTTGACGGCGGCTGTTCTGCTGGCGGCGGGCGCTAACATCACAATCACACCCGCTGGCAACACATTGACCATTGCGGCTAGTAGTGGGTCCGGACTTTCCGGGGCGGGATCTCCCGAGGGTGTTCAAGTGGGATCGCCGGGACAGACGTATTTTGACACCACTGCCAAAGGCTTTTGGGTCAAAGATACGGGCGTAGGAAACACGGGTTGGCTCCAACTGATTGCTTAAAATGAAACTCACAAAAATTCTCTCACTGGCCTGCCTGCTGCTGGCCGAAGTCTGCAACGGTCAATCTCCCGTGATCCGCAGCCCGTGGACGACCAACGTAGTCCCCTCCAACGCGACGGCAAGCAACGTCACGATCATCAAGTCGTTTTACGCTGGTCCGGGAGTTGTGGGAACCAGCAACGTGTTTCAGGTGGATGGGACCAACGGTATGATGGCGTTTTCGGTGAACAGGACAAATAACGGAGTTGTCGTAGGCGGCAATGTTCTTGATAGTGCTCCGTTGAATGTTGGGGCACTGGATATTTTTACAGCCAATGGTCAAGTCCAGCTAACGACTAGCTACGCAAAGTCTCATTTCGGCTGGAGCCGACCGGGATTGTCGAGCATCACACTGGACGCCGGAAACGTGTACATCAGTCAGCGCCAAGCAGGTCTAATTTACTGGGCCGCCTCCTCAGACGGCGATGGGGCTAAAGACCTCAATCTAAGCCGGGCGGCAGTGGGTGTGCTAGAGATAGGCAATAGCTCCTCAGCGACTTACAACGGCTCTTTGCTGGCGAGCAATGCGTGGCTGTCAGGCACACTTGCGGTCACTAACTCAATATCCAACCTGCCCACCAACCAAGCCCCAACCAGCGTAACCATTGGAGTAACTGTTCCCGATGCTTGGGTTTGGTTCACCAATAGCGGCACGGCTTTCTCAATTCCAGCTTGGAAAAACCACTAATGAAAAGACTCCTCTCCCTCATCGGCCTGACCTTGGCGCTGTGCGCTTCGGCTCAGCAATGTACCTTCGACACTGACACCGTGCCCGCGTGGTTGACGCTGCATCCCGGCATTTTCAGCGACGGCTGGTTTGATGGCGTGATGAACACCCAAGGCTTTTGGGATCTGGCCGACGCTGGCTCCGCGACCGTCACGCTCTCCTCGCCCGCGACCGCGATCACCGTGAGCGTCAGCTATTACGTGGACGATATGAGCGGCCTTTACGTGGCTCCAACGGTCTCGATCCCCGGCGCAACCCTGACCGCCTCCGCGATCGTGCCTTATGCCAGATGGGTATTCGGCCACTGGGAGACCGTCACGCAGACTTGGATTTGTCCAGCAGGAGCGACGACAATAACGGCTGGTGTTGGTAGCACCAGAACCGGGTTTCTGCTGGACGCGATCACCGTGCTGGCGACTACCCCTCCTCGCGCAATGCCAATGCCCGAACCCCTGTTCGACTGAATGAACGCCAAACTTAAAGGCTGGTTACTGGACGGCGGCACTTGGAAGGGAATCGTCTTTCTGGCGACGGCTTGGGGAGTAAAGCAATACCCTGATATTCTTCCCGATCACCGCGGCAACGTGCTGGCCATGGGCCTTATGTTGGCGGGTCTGATCGAGTTGATCTGGAAAAAGGCCAAGGCGTGAAAATCAAATCCCATGATGCACCTTCGCCCACGATCAAAACTGGTTGTCTTTGCGTTCAGCCCGATCGCAGTTGTCGCCGCGAGCCATGCCCTGGGCGCGATCACTTCGCAGACCCTTGACGCCGCGACGCACGTTTCGATCGGCACGGGAGTTGCCGTCATGGCGCCGCTCATTTCCGGGATCTGGTGGTTGCGCGGGGAGCTCACGGAGTTGCGCGGCAGTTTGAAGCGGATCGAGGAAGTGATCGGCCGGCTTCCCTGTCAGCCGCTCACCGGCCAAAGCGAGCCTTGCTCCGAACGTAAGATCGTCACAAGATTGACCGAATGAAAAAACTATCGCTAATTGCCCTTTTGGGCCTTTGCGGTTGCTCCTCAACCAACATGGCCAAAATCATTGAAGCCGCGGCGAAGGATCCCGCGATTATCAACATTCAGGCAACCCACCCTTACGGCAACGTGAAGTACACCCGCGTTGGCGTCCAGGCACAGACCAATTGCACGATCACCGTTGGCACAGATGGTACCGTGACAATTAAAAGCCCGTGATCGACCCGGCCATACTTCAACCTGGGGACGCGCTCCTTTACCGGCCGTCCAGCCTCGCCGGGATCCTGATCGGCCTGTTCACCGGTCCGCTCTCTCATATAGAGGTTTACATTGGCAACGGGGAATCCATCGGCGCGAGGCAGGAGGGAGTAAACCTCTGGCTCTTGAGAAACGACAAGTACCTCAAATACGTCCGCCGGCCAAAGCAGGCGCTCAACGTCGCCGCCGGCATGACCTGGTTCAACGCGGAGGCGAAGGGGGACCAGTACGATTTCAAAGGCCTGTTCGAGTTCAAGTTTCCGAAAAAAGGCAAGATGCCCTCCAATCCAGCGCGAGAGTTTTGCTCCGCCCTCGCCGATATGTTTTACACCAAATCCGGCCTGGACGTGTTCAACACCGCGATTCGGCCGGACAAAATCAGCCCCTGGAATTTCTTCGAAACGGGGTCCATGGCTACGATTTATCCGCCCACTTGAGCGCCTGCCAAATGGCGAGAGCGGTTTCCTTTGTAAGCAGATCGGCCGGCTGACAGAACAGCACGCGCCATCCAAGGCCGGCAGCCGCATTCAGCTTCTCCCATTCCTTGAGGAGCGCGGCGCCGCGAGTGTGCCGGCCCTGTTCCCATATTCCGCCTTGGACTTCGAGCGCAATCCTTTGCTCCGGCCAAGCCACGTCAAAGCGCCATTGCCGGGTAGGGTGAAAGTACCATTCGAACAAGGGCGGGGGCAGATCGTGAGAAAGGAAGAAGGCCACGATCACCTTTTCGCGACCAGTGATCGCGTTGTCCGACTCCCTTACCTTGGGATGCGCCGGCCCGCCGTGGATGGAGCGGAGCCGGCTAGTTTCGGCGTCGTCTGGTCCGCCGGCGGCTTTGGGTTGCCTCTTTAGCTGCTTCACCAGATCGCTTGCTGTCCAATTTCGCGTTGCCATAGTCGTAGCCGGGGATCGGTTTGCCGCCGTCCGAGTAAGGATCCACCTCGCGCCAGTCCTCGATCGGCGGGCACGGGCAGTCGTGCGCGTGCATTTGGTGGATTGAGCAATAGAAATTCCCGCAGGCGGCGCACGGGATCCAGGCGGGATAGATTCTTTCTCTCATAGGTTCAGCCGTAGAGGAGGGATTGAGGGATTGCGAACACCTTTTCGCGGCCGTTATTAAGATCCTCCCAACAGTCTTGGTGAGTCATGGCCTCGCCGGCCAGCATCCACCCCCCAAAGGTGAGGAGGGTATCGCTCAGCGAAATCATTAAGGCGAACTTGTGAGCGGAGTTGTCGTCGCGGCGGACTATCAGCTTTCCGGAGCGCCGGTCTGTGGTTTTTACCTGCCAGTCTGGTAACACGTCCGGCGCGTGCTTTGGAGCATTGACGGAGGCGGGCCATTCCAGGCCGGCGCCCTTCGCAAAGGCGAGCTCGCCCAAGGCGCCTATAATGTCCAGGCGCAAACAATTGGCTTCGTTACTGCCGTCAATGCCTCGCCGTTGGGTGAAGCCCTGGGCGCGAGACTGGTCGCGGCGGGAGCGGCCGACCTGTTCAGCGCGGGCGCACTCCTCGAGCGTGACCTCGATCGGCGTGCCCTTGGTGAGGAGGAGCGGACCGGCCGGGGCACAAAGTTTGCCTTCGGCCGGCGCGATCCAGTGATCTCCTTCCGGCGTGCCGGGATGCTGGAAAATCTCGAGCGAGCCGTAACGCTCCGGGCGGAGTGTCCAGAGCACGGCCCTGCACGCACAGCGGAAAACTTCGTAATGTTGCAGCCGCATAGACAGGCGGGCATAGCACTTGGGGCAGTTGCCTATGACACTTTCGGCGATCATCCCCGGAGCGTGGCGAGCGTGACGTTAATTTCCATGTCCAGTTTTCGCATAATGCACCGTTGGAGCGCGATTTTTGGATTGAGCTTGCGCGGCTTGGGCCCTCGCGGCCCGGGTTTTGGCCCGAAAATTCGCGGCCGGCCGTCCAGGCCGATCCGCATGGCCTTTCGCAAGGCTTGCCCTTCCCGCCGCTTAAGCACACTGGGGCTCACGCTTCACCGGGCATTGTTTGGGTTTCGATTTCCGGGATTGTGGCCCGGCCGTCCTCCATAATGACGCTGGCCGGCGCGTCTGTGCGCGAGGTCTCGAGCCAAACTTGCGCTTTGGCGTCCGCCGCCATCTTCGCGACCTGGGCAAGGCTCTCCGGATCGAGATCCGAGCCCTGCCGGATCAAAAGGATCGGCAATTTCTTGTTGAGCGCGAGCCCGATCGCGACCGATACCCGCAATTGCTGCGAAGTGGAGGCCTGTTCGAAGGGAAGGCCCTCCCAAGTGACGTTGCGGTCCTCGTCCAGCCCCAAACCAGGCACGGGATAAGCCGCATTGTCCAGTTTCTTGCGCTTTTCACGCTCAAAGGCGTCAATCTGCTTAGTCATGGCCTCCGAGCTCGCCTGGAGCTCTTTAAACGTTTTGCGAGCCTCCGCCTTGGCCGCGTTTTCGCGAATTTTCGCGTTGTTGCGTTCCAATTCGCTTAGCTTCGTCCGGAATTGAGAGAGATCGGTGTCCTTCAACTCGCCGAGCTTGGCCTCGTCCAACGTCATTTGTTTGTAAAGGGCCTGGATCAGTGCCTCGCGGTCCTTTACGTGCCTCTTTGCCTTCTCAAGTTCGCCCTCTAGCCGCTGTACCTCGTCGTCCCACTCCCTTTTTGCGGTCTGGACGTTGGCGATCTTGTCTTTGAGCTCTACCAACTCAATTCGAGCTCGCTGGTTTTTGGCGTTTTGGGTGCTGGCCTTCTCCTGCTCCTCGAGGATCGAGGCCGTTGACTGCTCCTCACCGGTTACGCCGGTATGTTCGGGCATCGTGACCAGGCGGGCCTGGGCGCGTTCAACCTTGCGATTGTTCTCCGTGCGCTCATCGAACACCTTTTTCTGACCGGCATCGATCGCCGTGAAGTCCAGGCCGCAAAGCTCCCGCAAAGTCTTGCTCTGTTCGGGCGCCTTAGCCTTAGCGAAGCTCAAAGGGTCAAAGGAGAGCCGGCCGATCAGTTTGTCCAGGAGGGTCTGAGGCTTGTCGAAGGGCACTCCGTCCTTATTGGTGACAACCAGGTTGGTACCGCCGCCCTTGGTGAAGGTGCGCTTGACGATAATGTCACCGAGATCCACCACGATCCGGCCTTTCTCCTCGCCCTTGCGGATTGGCTTCTTGCTGATCGAGTCCGCGCCACCGAGCGCCATTTCAATACAGTTGAGCACCGAGCTCTTGCCCTGCCCATTCTTGCCGCCGATCACTACCATTGGATCCTCGCCTGGCTGGATCTCCACGGCTTGAAGCCGCATGACGTTTTCAGCCGCGAACGCTACGATCCGGCCGTGCTGTTGCTGTTCTTCGAATTGAGGTTGAGTTTGCATAATGTAGTCAATGACACCTTTGGGCCTACCGATCCCCATGGGATCCCAATTCCTCACGGGGTAACTCCTGCGTTAGCGTCCGCCTGGCGCTCGAGCCCCTTTTGCCAGTCCGCATAGCTCTGCTTCGTCGTGTCCACCCGCACCCGCGGCGGCGGCGGGCCTCCGTTAAGATCGCAGAGCCGCACCCATCCGGCCTCAAACTTTTCTCGGAATAACTCAGTCGCCACCTCGATCGCTTCGATTACGGACGGGTCGCGCTGAACCTCCACGAAAAGATCCGGCAAGTCTTTGCAGAAAGAGAAAAAGTGCCACTTGGCCGCGCCAGTGACGAACATCGAAAACTGTACCTGCAGTACGTATTCTTCCGGCAGGACTCCGGCCAGCAAGTAGCCAATATGTGTACTCGCCATCGGACATTTGAGCTCGAGCCCGGCATCGCCCTCAGCGTCCGGCGGCACGTCCAGGCGCAACCAGCCATCAGGGGAGCACCAAAGACCGGTTTCAGAATCAATGCCAGCGATCCGCTCGACCGGCCGATCTTGAAGGGCAGAGTACACGGAGAACGCCTGGGGCTCTGCAAACACTCCCTGATCGGTTTGGCGATTTCCTCCAAACTGCTCCTCGGGGATACCGCGCCACTTTTCAGCGAGCTTCAAGTGGAGATAGGAGTTGGGCATTTCGGTGCTCCATTTCCGGAGCGCGAATTTGTCCGTTATGAGCTTCCCGATCCCGCTGGCCGTGACCTTGCCGGCCCGCATCTGGAACCAGTCCCAAGACCGCTGTTCAATGTCCCTAATGATCCTCATACTTCGATAGAATATGGATGATGCTTTTGGGTTAAAAGGTCAGGGGTCCAGTCGAAAACAAAAAGGAACTGGAAGCAAGGCTCTCCAACTGTCTGCCACGGCAAACGGTGGGCACGAACTTGCCAGAATGGGGCCGGTTCGATTTTTTCCTCAATCCACTCACTGAGCGACATCGGAGATTTGAACCATCCCAAAAGCTCCCAGTCTGTTACGTCCCAATCATGCCGAACTCTCCGGGAAAATACCGGCACTGGGTCAGAGTTATCGTCCGCTCTCATGCGCCCTTTCGCTTAACGCTCCGCTCCTTGGCCGCGATCACGCGGTCCAGCACGGGCAGATCGATCACGCGGATTTTCGCGAAGCTGTCAACGCCGGCAATGTCCAGAAATGCCTTTTGATTGTCGCTGAGGTTCGCCCATCGCCGGAAAAGCTCCTCCGCTTTATCGGCTGTGACCGTCTCGCCCGTCCCGACCTGGGCCGCGTCCTGCGTGCTATCAACGACGATGTTCAGCACGTCCAGGAGGAGGCGGCGCTTGGCCCGGCTGTCCGCCTGTTCATCCAGTACGGGAGCCTGGGCCCCGGCCGGGGTGCCTGGCGCATTGGTGCCAACCCGGATCGTCCACTGGAATTGGCGCTTGTGCCCGTTGAGGTGTTGCAGCGTGGCGATCTTCGTTACCATGCCCTCCGCGTTGCGCTGGTCCCATTGCAGCGTAAAATGATTGCGACGGAGCGGCCCCTCGACTTCCTTCCAAATGTCCAGGAAAGGCGCGTACTTAAACTTTCCGTCAACGTCTTTGAGCGCCACGACTCGCCGGCATTCGTCCTGCAACTTGAAAAGCGCGTCTGCATAGTCGCGTTCAGCGTCGCGGTCCTGCTGGCGCTCGACCATGGCAACCATCTTCTCGATCGACTCCGCCGGAATGTTGCGCTCGACTCCCGACCGGATGATCGCCATGAGGCTAGGGACGGTCAACTCCTCGGAGCGAGGCCCGAGCTCTCGCGGCCTGAATGGTTCTAGCGCCCCGGTTTGGGGCAGGTTGATTTGTTCGGCCGTTTTTGGTTCTTCGTTCATGATAACAACAAAATTTCTTCGTACTCGAAAACTCCAATCGTGGAGCTCCCGAGACAGGTTTGCCCGTCCTCGCCGCGCACCTGGAAAACGATTTCCGGACTTTCCGAGTCCGGCCGGAGCTTGATCACTTTGCAGCGGCCGCCCGGCCATGCCCCGAAGGGGTGAGTCAGAACCGAGCGGCCGATCAATTTCTCGCCGTATTCCTCAAGCGCCTTCCGTGCGTTCATTTGCCTCCCGTGATACTGGAAAGCGCCCCGGCGGACCGGAGCGAGTCCCACTGTTGAAACGTCAAATTGGTGATCCCGGTCTGTTCGCACCAGGCGCCGTAAGCGGTCTGATGCTCTCTGATGGTCACTTGAGCGAAGCAATAAGCCAACCCAAAGATCGCGCCGCCTATCGCGAGCACGATCCCAATAGGCCAAAGCCAGCCCCAATCGTGGATCCGGTAACGGCTCAAGATTGTTCTTGTTTGGGAAAGGTTAGTTCGGGGTGTTCCTGGCGGATCTCGTTCAGCCGCGACTGGGCTTGCGCGAGTTGCTTTTGGAGACCCTGCATTTCCGCTTGTCGCTCGCTGAGCTCGTAAAGCTCATTGAGAGAGCGGAGGAGTCCTTGCTTGTGATCTTCGACCAGGCCTTCAGCAACTTGCTGTAAGTCGCGAGTAGCCGATTTGGGATCTTCACCTTCTGCAAGCGTCGCCTCAATGGTGACTGACGGCCGGAGGTTCGAGTATTGCTCATGGGGATGATTGAACGTGCGGCCGGCTACAACAACAATTCGAGTTACATTCATGCGTTTGCGGGTTCGGGTTTCGGGGTTGCGGGTTTCTTGAGCGCCTTCCGGCCGCCGGGCCGGCTGGTCTCCGTGAGGGTGAGGAGCGCCACCACGGCCTTTGCCTGGGTGACGATCTCGGAGGCCACGGCCGCCGAAAGTTCGAGCTTGGCGCTTACCGTCACGTCACTTGGGCCACGGTCAAAGGTCTCTTTGAGCAGGATCTCGAGCTCATGAGACTGATACGCGCTGCGTTCCTTGTGGAGGGTGCCGTCGCTGGCTTCCCATGCTGCAATTTTGGGCATAGTTAAACTTTCGCTTTCTCGAACCGCTCAAGACCTATCTGGATCAGTTGCCGGATCAGTGACGCCTTGCTTGGCGGGCACGGATAAGACAGCCGCAACCGCTCAATGCGAGCCTCGAGATCCCGCAGATAAATGCTTTGGGGTTTTTGTTTTGGTTTGTTCGCTTTTGCTGCCATGCGCCCAATAAAATCAAAGCACTTACTTGCAGTCAATCACTTATTTACACTTTTTTGTTGCCAACCCTGGGGCAAGGGAATAAAAATCGGACCATGGCTATTTTCGAACGCTGCCCCCTGGACGTTGAGCGCCTCGCGCTCTCCTTAATCCACCGCTACGGAGTGCATGAGCCCTTGCACCAATTCTCCGTAAGGCTCGACCTGGCTTTCGCCCGCGCTGAAACGGACGAAAAAGGCGAGCCGATCGGCTTCGCCCTCAAAAAGAATGGCATTCGCGCCCTGGGCATCGCCCGTAAGACTTCCCTCAAAGAACGCGCTTTCGGCCGGGCGGAGGTTGAAATCGTTCTGGATGGCGACTGGTGGAAAGACGCCACCGCGGAGGAGCAAGCCGCGCTCCTGGATCATGAGCTCCAACATGTGAGCGTGAAAATGGACAAGACCGGCCACGCGCTGTACGACGACCTGGGCAAGGTGCAAATCAAAATGCGCCAGCACGACTACGATCTGACTCTCTTTACCTCCGTCGCGCACCGGCACGGCGCCGCGAGTCAAGAACAGCAGCAAGTACGCGCCATGTTGAACCGCTCCGCAAAAGAACTGGCGCCGGCCCTGATCCCGCTCATGGAGCATCGCGACCAGGCCGCGCTGGCGGCCGTGGAGCTCTTTGCCAAGAGCGAGGCCAAACCAATTTAATGCCAGCCTCTAAGGGCGGGGGAGTTCCCTGAGTTGTTTCTCCTCCCCGCGTGCCGGCCGGATGGCTGGCCCTGGCGCCAATTTATGGAAGAACAAGTTTACCCGTTTAAGCAAGCGGCCGCCGTCGCGCAAGAGCTCCTCGATCGGCTCCGGCCGTACTGCGAACAGATGCAAGTGGCGGGCTCGATCCGCCGGCTCTGCAAAGAAGTGGGGGACGTGGAGATCCTTTTTGTCCCCAAATTCGAGGAGCAAAAGGTAAACCTCCTGGACGTTGAAAACGTGAGTATGGCCGATCGGGCGCTCAGCAAAATGCTGGAGGACGGCACGATCACCAAGCGGCTCAACGCCAAAGGCCAAAGCATGTGGGGCCCGCAAAACAAGTTTGCGGTTCACGCCGCGACGGGAATTCCCGTTGACTTCTTCGCCACCACGCCGGCCAACTGGTGGGTTGCGCTTGTCGTGCGCACCGGCTCTAAAGAGACCAATTTACTCCTCACCACCGGCGCCAATAAACAAAACAAAACCCTCCAATCCTACGGGTGCGGGGTGCTCGACCGGCGGACCGGCGCCGTCGAAGTGTGCAACAGCGAGGAGGACGTTTTCAGATTATGCCAAGTCCCATTCCGAAAACCGCAAGACAGATAATCGAAGGCACGCAACCGCACCAGGTAGAGCCCTGCCCCAAGTGCAAGGCCCTAGCCGGCTGGTACGAACACCGGCGGCAGTCCGGCCGGGCTTACTTTTACACAACCGGCGAAATCACTCATTACGTCGAAGGCCACACCTGGCACGGCCCGCGCAAGTACTGCGTGGAATGCGACCGGGACATAACCCACTTGATCCGATGAAAGACAAATATTCCTACCAGTCTTACGCCCTCGAATCCCTGGGCTTCTGCGAGCGAGCCATTAAGCGCAAACATTGGTCCGCCGTGATCGCGCACGCCGGCGCCTTGCAGTCCTGGGCCCAACTCGCCAAGGAGCAAGCCGAGAAACACAAACCCCGCAAGCAATGAAATGCCGCACGCCCTATTGTCGCAAGTCGCCGGCTCCGGGCGCTCATTCGCCCTACTGCTCTGCGTGCAACAGCCGGCGCTGGAAGGCCGCACACCCCGTCAACTACGCTTACAACAAGCTCAAATTCCGCGCCAAGGAGCGCGGGCACGCGTTTAACCTGACGCTCGAGACCTTTACCCGGCTCTGGAATGAGGGCCTGGGGGAGAACCGCGGCCGATTCGCGAATAACGTTTCGATCAACCGGATCCGGCCCTGGGAAGGGTACCACGATCAGAACGTGGAGATCCTGACTATCTCGGTCAACTCGCGCCTGCGTTGGGTGCAGCAGAGGCAGGCAGAAAACTACTACGGAGCAATCGCATGAATGAGCCCATTGACGACCGCTGGCCCACCGAGGACCGGATCCAAAAGACCTATGCGCCCGGCCTGGTGCTGGCCAAGGACGGCGGCCTGCACTTTGACCCGCTCCAATACCTGCCTTTCCTGGGCCTGCCCGTGACGCTGGAAACGTGCATGTGGGCCGAGGGTCTCGTTAAGGAGATCATGCGCCAGCAAGGGCCGCAGATCCCGATCGTTGACGTGTTCCCATGAGAAACATAATTCAGATCGCGATCGCGAGCGTTCAAGAGCCGCGCGGCTTTGTCCAGATGGCGCTGTGCGACGACGGGAGCACCTGGCATCGCTACGAGGGCCGGGAGTGGGAGATCGATCCAGTCGTTCCCCGGGACGATTGCAATGACAAGTCTCCGATCGTGGACGTATTCCCATGAGGATTAAGGCTTGCCCGGCGGCGCCCAACGATCCACAACCAATAGCGTGAAACCAGAAACGAGATTTTGGCCGCGCTCCTGGCTCTCCGCAGGGGGATCTGGTTTCACAAACTGCCGGGAGCGCGACCAAGCTCTCTAGTTTATGCCTTACGTGAAGCTCGATTGCGGGATCCTTGACTCCTCCATCTGGCCGGACAAGCCCGCCCGCGACCTGTTCATAACCGCCCTGCTCATGGCCCGCCCTTACCGCCTGGCCCAACCCCGCAAAGAGCTCGAAACTGACTCCCTGAAAGAGACCGGTTTTGAGGTGCCGGCCGGGAGCTACGGACTCATCGAAGCGGCCGGACCAGCCATCGTCAGCCGAGCCAAGATGGACGAAAAAGAGGGGCTCGAAGCCCTAAAACGCCTCGCCGCACCCGACATTTACTCCCGAACCCCGAAATTTGACGGCAAAAGAATGATTCGCGTTCAAGGAGGCTTCATCGTCCTAAATTATTTTGACTATCGCGACAAGGACCACACAAACGCCGAGAGACAAAGGACTTACCGCAGTAAGAAGTCCGTAACGCCGTTACGTAACGATGTAACGCGTTATGTAACACATGCAGATGCAGATGCAGATGCAGATAAGACCCCCCCTCCCCCCTTGGCGGATATCAATTGCGTTTCGCCGGAAAAAAATTTCGCCGCACGTTTAGCCGGCGGAAGATCCCGCGCCTCAAACTCCGTCGCCACCGAAATCCGCAACCGCGAAATCCTCAAACGCGTTGAAGCTCGCCTCTCCTTCATCGCCCCCTTGCTCTCGCCAGATTCCAACCTCTCACCAGACCGCCTGGACGCCCTCAAATCTGAACGCGCCAAACTCCTCGATCACAAAAAATCCCTCCTCGCCTCCCTTGACTACCCCTGCTGATCAACCCGAGCTCCCGCTCGCCGGCCCTTCTCCCCGCCCCAACTTCGTCCCCGTCCACTTCCCCGGCGCCGATGCCCAACCCTGGATCGATCGCGGCGCCATCGTCCGCGGCTTCATCAGCAACTCCCCCGACCGCGACCACCGCGACCCTACACGCAACGACTACGCCGCCCCCTGGCTCCCCTGGCTCCTTCACCTCGACTGGCCCTCTCCCCTCAATCAGTCCACCCCGCCACCCACACCAGCCGAACCAGAACACCCGCACTGGACCAGTTGGAAAGACCGTATCGAAAATTGTTCCACAACGCACAAAACCGATGAAGACATGCTCCCGCTGCCACTCAAACCCTCCTCGCTCACCCCGCCAACGCTACTGCAAACATTGCCACGCTGAACTCCAACGCCTCGATCGCGCCACCCGTAAAGACCAACGCGATACCCTCGCCAAAGACCTCGCCGCCATCCTCAAACGCCTCCGCAACCTCCGCCTCGACTGAGCCAGATCCTGGGCCAAACCCGTCGCGGAAAAACGAGGGTGTCAGACTGACCGGCCCCGGCCGCGTTCGCGGGGTGCCCCCCCGGACCCCGCCCCCACCCCCGCCGCCGCCGTCCATCCACTGACCCCCCACCCCCCACCCCCGGCCGGGTGCCGTCGCTCTCACCCGTCCAGGCGTCCAGGCGCCGGCCTCGCTGGCATCGTCCAGGCGGCCGGCCGGCCCTGGACTGCCGGCGGGCGGTTTCCAGAGTGAGAGCGTCCAGGCGGAGGCCAGCCGGCGGCCCGGGCTGGCCAGTAGGCGCCACGGGAAGCCCCGCCGGACGTGGCATCCATGCCGGCGATCCGGAAAAATCGTTCCTGGGGGCAGCTAGGCGTCAAGTCTCTAAGCGGGATCCGGCCGAAATCGGCCCCAATTGAATATAACTGATATTGTCCGATCAGCGTGCGCAAGTCCTTGCGCCCGTTAGTCCTGCACCGGTCGCTTGACTGGCACGGGCGCCGGCGGGCTCGCATTGGCCGGCCTGGACGCTTCCGGCCGTCGCTGGACTTGGCCCGGATCCGGGCGGTTGGCAAGCTTCCGCTCGATCTCGCTGACCCTGGAAAGCGCCGACGCTAACTTGTCCAGGCGGGCCGGGTCTGACTCCTCGCGTATCATGCGGTTTAGTTTTCTTACGTGCATACGTGCGGAGGCCAGAGCTTGGCGGACGAAAGGATCGCTTGGTGCCAGTGCCTGGATGGTTGCCCTGGCGACGGCGGCCTTAACGGCGGTTGCGATGCCACCGAGGCGGCCGATTTCGCGGCCTCGTTCGCTGGACGTTATGCCCGGGCCACGCTGGACGGTTGGCGGCGGAAGGACTGTGGGCGCCTGGACGGCGGCGGCCTGGACGAGGGGATCGAGGGCGGCCGCGTCCAGGGCGGCGGCGGTTGCGTTCATGGCCTGGACTGTGCCGGGGTTAGCTGCAGTACGCAAGCGCGGCCGGCGATCCAGTGCCTGGACGGCCGGCCGGGGTGAGGTGTGCGGGGTTCTACTCGTTTTCGATCCATGCCTGGATCTTGCTGGCTTCCGTTGCGTCCGGGAAGTAGTCCGGCCAATTCTGCCCGGAGCTTTTGAGCAAGTAAGCGCGGCGTCGCATTGGGTGCAGCGGCCGGCCGTGGTGATGGGAGAGCAAGCGCCGGCACTGTTCCGGGGTGAGGTCTCGCACCTTGCTTGCGCGGAGCGCGGCGAAGCCCTTGATCACTTGGCGCCTCCATTCCGGCCGGCGGGCCGGCCCTTGACGATCAAGTCCATCGCTGAGCCGGCGGGATCCATGACGCGGCGGACGTGAGCGCGGAGGCGGGCGGCGGCCTCCTCCGGGATCGGCTGGTCGCTGGACGCGTGGCCGCGGAGCGTGCCGGCCGCGTCCCGGATTAGTTCCCGGATCAAGCCTACGGCGCCGGCCAAGCCCCGGGCCTCCGTAGTAACGCCGGCGGCCGCGTGGCGTTGGCATTCGGTGCAGAGCGCGGCGGCGCGGTCAAGGAGCGGGATCGCGGTGTCAATCGCGTGCGTTCCGGCGATGAGCGCGAGGAGCGCGGCTTGGCCAGCGTCCACGATGCCGGCCGGGATCGTGTGTTGGGCGTGATCGGCCCGGGCGATCTGTGCCGTCCAGGCGGCCACGCGAGCCCGGACATGATCGCGGCGGGCGTTTACGTCCGTGGGGTGCTTGTCCTTAGCGGCGATTAGGATCGCCTGCATGACATCATCCGGGACGGCGGACAAGTGCGGGAGGATCCCGGGCGGCGGGCCGGCCCGGTTGGCTTCAATCGTCGCATGAGCCTGATCGATCACGTCGCAAGTAAAGAACACCTCGCGGACATAATCCGGGCGCTTGATACTGGCCAGCGTGGCGGCCAAGTCTTTGATCGCGACGATGGGCCGGGGTGAGCATCCGGTTTTGATCACAACCTGGACTTCGGGATCCAGGGCGATGATTTCCGCGAGGTTCTCTTGCGCGGTAAGGTAGCCGCCTACATGGCGGGCGATAAATTCAGCGGTCTTTATGTTCATAAGCTTAAGTGAAAGTTGCCGGCCGGGAATTAACCCCCGGCCGGCGGTTGCGGTTGTCAGTTAAGGGCGGCCAAGTCCAGCAATTTACCGGCCCGGGTCTCTAGATCGATCCGGGTGTCAATGAAATCGAACCCCCTCGCGTAGGCGGTCGCTCCCTGGACGAGTTGCCAAATCGTACGGGCGTCCCCTTCTTCCGCTTTTGCGAAGTCAACCGCGCTTTGCGCTTCCTTCCGGGTGAAACCATTCTTGAACAGCCAAGCCCGGGCGCCGGCTTCATCGGGGGCAACGATCTTTGACTGAGCCCGTTTAATCGTTTCGATCATGGGTGCCGCGCTGGCTTGGGTGTAAGCGAGGAGCGCGGGCGCGGCCTCGGTGTCAAACCGTGACGGCCCCCCGGCGGAGTGCCGGATCACTAGCTTGTTGATCTCCGTGGCCCCCCAAATGATGTGATTTCCGCACACTCCATTATGTAGAAAAGTCATAAGGCCGAAAGTGCGGGCGCCGGTCTCGCTGTTCCAGACGATGAACCCCCGGTTTAACTGCGCACGCGGGCCGGCTTCCAGGAAGGATCCGCCGTCGATCATGAATATAAAGCAATCATGATCGCTGGCATAGAGGCCGGCATTGTTCGAACCGTGGCGGGCCAGTGCCGGCGGATTGTGGAAAGCGGGGTTGCGCTCTTGAATACGTTCAACGGCCGCGATTACATCAGCATCCCAGATCCGGCCATACGTGGCGGAGGTGACGGCTTGCAAGGTGTTAGGCCGGGTCTCGTTCTCGCTCTCAATCGTCATGAATTTAAGCGTATCGCGAGCGGCGCCTAATGAGCGGATCCCGTGATTGATATTGTCAGCGGCCAACGGCGCCGGGAGGCGGCGGAGGTATTCAGCCGGTGCCCCAATCCAGGACGACAACTGGCTGAAAGACCAATGCGACGGCTCTACGGACTGGATCCGCCCATTGATCCGCAATCCGCCCTCGTCCAGGGCCTTAGCCTGGACGGTGGAAAGATCCACGTCCACGGACCGCGAGCGTTGCCGGCGGGCATTCACGGCGGCCGCGAGGGCGGCCATATTGGGGAAGCGTTGATCGGCCGGGCGCGTCGCCCATTGATTACTAGCCTCCATGAGGTTCTGACCCTTAGTTACATTTTGCATACTTTGTTTCTCTGTTTTTGTTTTCGTTGCCGGCTCAACGGCCGGAGCTTCCCTGTATGCAATTAACATGCCAGAAAATAAGTATGCAATTGCTGGCCTTTTCTACTGCTAGAAAATAAAAGAGCAAACCAGCTTTGCTAATCGGCCTAGCTGCTTTGCTTGTTATTTTCCGGCCGGTAAGTGTCCAGGCGAGCCCCGGCGGCCGCGTCCAGGCGGGCGCCTGGACAAGGGCCAAGCCCGGGAAGCCCCGCCGCCATCGCCTGGACGGGCGAACCGTGCGGAGGCGGCCCCCGGGCCGGCCGGCCGGCGTCCAGGCCGGCGGCCGTTTATGGCTTGTGGCTTGTGGCGACTATTGTGGCGCGTCCAGGCCGGCGGCGGCTCGCATGGAGCGCCAGCGGATCAAAGCTTCGTCTTTGAGGCGGTCAGCCTCATCGCCGGCCGGCGTGCCGGTTGTGGTGTTCATCCAGGCCGCGTGGCAGCGTTCGAAGTCGATCCGCGCTTGTTCCACGGCGGCCGGGGTTGGAGCGTAGGGATCGGGGTTAGGCTCTCGCTCGATCGGGGTCTCCTCCAGGATCTTAACGATGGACGCGGCGCCGACCTGGATCCCTTGTGGCATGGAGGCCCGGCCGAATTCTTGCGGCGTGGCGCCTGCACTCTGGACCGCAAGCGCGGCCTCGCGGAGGATCCTAGAGATTTGGGCACTTATGGCCGCTGTAGCGTCGTCGCTGTCGCTCTCGCTGTTGCTGACGGCGATCCGTAGGTCGTCCGCCATGCGAGCGGCGGCGAGGCAAGCGACTAGAAGATCATCACGTTGCCGGCGGAGTGTGCCGGCGGTCTCGCGCATGATCTGCTCCTGTTCTGCTTGGGTGTTTCTCATATTGACTCTTTCAAGTAGTGGACGATCCGCAGGTCCGCCGCGATCCCGCGTACCCAGCAGCCGCCCCGGTGCCGTTGTGGCGGCGATCCGGTGCGGTCGCAAGTGCATGAGTTTTCGGCCGCGTAACTGGCGACGATGTAGAGCGCGGCGCGGAGTCGCTCCTTGCTCATGCCCGGCCAAATAATTTTAGGCTTCATGGTCGCCCCCTTCTCTGTGCGGCCCGGGCGTAATCAGAGATCAACAGATGGAGGATCCGCGAAGCTGCAAAGCCTTGCTTGTGGCAGGCGCGTTTGAAGCGGCGCCACGTCTGGCTGTCATGGTCGCAGCCCACATTAACCCTTTTGATTTTGTTCATAGGTCAAAACGAATTGGGCGCACGCATCGCTTGCCATTGGTGGCGCTCGTTACAAAACACAGTTACCAGCCCGGACTTGTCCAGTACGGGCTTTTGTGTGTCCCAGTCCAGGGCGATCCCGCCGTCATAGTCGAACCCTGGGCCGTGCTCCTGGGGGATTAGGCCGGTTATTCCCTGGACAACTTCCAGGACTCCCCGGGCCGGGCCTCCGCACTTGGGGCAATTGGGAAAGCTAAGCTTCAAGACAACCTCGCTTTCCGGCAGATTAAAGCGATCTGTCTTTCGCCCCGTTTAATGGTCGCGGCCAACTCGCGGCGCCTGGACTCCGGGATCCCGTCCTTCCGCCGGTGCCAGTAAAACCCGTAGAGGTTACGTAGATCAATGTCCGCCTCTCGCAAGTGGGCCAGCAGCGCGGCGGCTTGCTTCTCGGTGAGATTGGCGGCCCTCACTTGTCACCCCCAACAGTCAGCAGCCCCGGATCGCTATCGCTGTTGCTGATTTCCAGGGCGGCGGCGGAGCCGGCCCCACTCTGAACCCATACCCACACAAGCGCGGACTGGCGGCCGGCGTGCATTAACTGGCCCGGGATTAACTTCCCTTTCCAGCCCATTTTTTTACAGAGCCGGCCCACCGCGTTAGCGTGGTTCTCGTCACTGTTCAATGTGTCGGACGCTTGGCAGCGTACGAAGTTCCCATCGTTATCCGTGGCCGTGTATCGGCCCCCGCGCAAGGCGCCTGGGCCGTGGTAGCGTGAAACCAGTGCTTTATAGTAGTGCATAGGCTTTTTACATTCCGGCGAAATACCCCAACTCTCGAAGCGAGCAGTAGTCTTTGATCCGGCCGTCCTGAAGGTTGCCGATTATGACGTGATCCAGGCATTCGATCTTTAAGAGGTTGCCGGCCCGGGTGAGGTCGCGAGTTGCCTTTATGTCTCCCTCGCTTGGCGTGGGATCCCCGCTTGGGTGATTGTGCGCGAGGACGATCGCGGCCGCGCTCGCAATCAAGGGCAGGCGGTAAACTGTGAGGACGTGTAAGAGACAAGTGTCCAGGGTGCCTAGTGTCATGAGGTGGAAGCCAATGCAGCGGCGCCGGGTATTGAGCCAGAAGCAAACGGCGGCTTCTTGCTCCGTCCGGTACCAGGCAGCGGTAGGAACTAAGCGATGCCACATATCGCGTACTGCTTCCGGGGTGTCCATAAGGGCGGAGTCGATCGCGCACTCCCGCAGGCGCGTCACGCAGTATTCAGCGATCCGGTACGGCTTGGGCCGGATCTTGGCCGGCTCACTTTCCCCCGGAGTGAACAAGCGGCCATGGTACACACCAGGGAGCGGCGGAGGAAAGAGCGGCGGCGGCTCTGGCCATACGAGTTTAGGCTTAGGAGATTGGGGAGGTTCTGCCGGCGGCGCGAGCCCCGGCCCGTATTGAGTTGTTTCTAGCATAGGCCTCCCCTATCTGCATTAAGTATGCCAACTGAACACACGGGATATTATTAGGGATTCGCAGTGGTGAGAATGAAAAACCAGCAAAGGTAATTTGCTCAAAAGCAAAATCTTTTTGCTGGTCTCCGGGCGGGCCAGTAAGAAAGGCCAGCAAAGGGCCGTCTGATTTCTGGCATAGTACATGCAGAGGATCCAGGCACTATGACTGAAAAACAAAGATTCGAAATAACCGAGGAGGAGCTCTCGGAGCTCTTGAAAGCTTGCCGGCCTACTCCGGTAATGTACGGCCCGGGCGGGGTCTCCCTGTTCGGCACTCCGCAGGAAAACGCTAACGCAGTGTGGCGCCGACTGGGGGCTAAGTATGGCTTCCAGTGGGACTCATGCACGCCGGCGGAGGCGGGCAATCAGCGGGCGTTTATGGCGTACCCGATCCCGGTTATGACGGAGAAAGAGAAGGCCCACCGGGCGGAGCTCGCGGCGAAAATGGAGCGTGAGGCGCAGGCGGCGGAGGTTGCGGCGTACTTCAACCGATGTGAACACCACGACTGGCTTTACGACTACAGCGACGATCACCGAGTTTGGAGCGCCGGCCACGCGGCGCGAGGCCGCTTGCGCAATGAGGCGGACGGCGATCCGGTCAAGAAGTCGATCTTTGAGGCGTGGCGCAATCACGTCTTTAGCGGGGAAAATTTCGGATGCCCCAAAGTGCCCAAGCCGGAGATTGCGACGTACACCAGCAAGGAAACACTTCCCGAGGGGGCCAAGTGATTCACGTTTACCACGGCCGGCGGACAAAGGCCGGTTGCGCTGTCACGGTGGACGGCCGGCCGCTCGATCCGCGCCACGACATTTACAACCACTCGCCGGACGGCTTCGAATGGGGCTATGCCGGGTCCGGCCCGTCGCAACTCGCGCTGGCGATGCTGGCCTATGAGTTCAAGAGCATTTACGGCCGGGAGGGCGACGACGAGATCGGCCGCAAGGCCCTGCAGTACTATCAGCAATTCAAACGGGACGTGATCAACGGCCTCAACGATAACACCTGGACGATCACCAGCGAGGAGATCGGGAAATGGTTAATCAGATTATGGGAGACAACTTAAACTTCGAACCAGTCACTTACCTAATGACGATCGACCCTTTGACTTGGCGTTACCAGGTCGCCACGGATCCGCTTACCTACTACAGCGGCGGGCCTCACACTTTCCGGCCGGGGGTAGTCCTGGGCGATTGGCGGATCGTTTCGATCAACGTGGATTTCCACGGCACCAAGGACGGGCTTGTCCTCTACGGCCGGGCCGCGCCCGTGGGGAGGCGGTTTATATGACGGCCATGAGCGTTGCCGAGTTGGGAGAGATTGTAGCGCGTGGCTGTAGTACTCCGGGTTGCACGCATGAGCACCACGGCCAGGAGCTTTGGTTGCATTCCGAATGCCATCCAGGCGCGGCGGTCTGTGTGGCATATAAGGACGGCGCGATCTTCATGCACTGCAAGACTTGCGGCCGGCCGCTTGGGGCGATTGCCGTCGCGCTTGTCCCCATGGAAGTTGAACCGCTAGACTTGACGGAAAAATGAACCTCCAACTCTCTAAAACCTGGAAAGATTTGCTATTGGGCCTGGGCCTGCTGGCGCTCTTTTATTTGCTCCTCCTTATGCTCACCAGTTGCGCGAGCCGGCCGCCGCGAGTGGCGCTTGTGGCGTCGCCGGCGCCAATGCCGGAGACCAGGGCGCCGGCCGGGGTTGATCCGCTTTCACTCCCGCTCGCTCCCAGTAAGCTTGGCGTGTCCCTGCCCGCGCCTTACCTGGGGACCGTTACCCTCGTTTGGGATCCCTCGCCGGATGCAACCGTGACGGGTTATTTCCTGTATTGCGGGCTCGCCAGTGGGGTTTACTCAAACAAGATGGATGCTGGCTTCCAGACCAACGCCACAGTTGCCGGCCTGGTCGCGAGTAACACCTACTACTTTGTGGCGACGGCCTACACCGAAAACGCGCAGCTAGAGAGCCCGTTTTCAAATGAGGCGACTTGGACGGCGCCGCCGCTCTACTACCCCAACGCGATCGCCTTGTCCGTTGAGGCCTCAGACACTTCGGCCGGGCCTTGGGTGGATTTGCCGGCGGCCTGGGTGCTGCCCTCCGCCGGCCATGCCCAAGTTTACCGGGTCAAGATCGAGCCCACTAATCTTCCACCCCTGACAAACGCGGCTTGGCCGCTCAAAGTGAGGATAATTCAACAATGAACAAACCCCCGGAAAGGAGCGTTATGCGATACATAATCGCTAGGCTAAAATGTGTGATCTCCGGACACCGTTGGTACCTCCCATCATCTACCAAGTACCACTTGCCCGCCGGGCAGGCTTGGGGAGTTTGCCGGAGGTGCGGTTCCGTTGAAGTAAGGAAAACATGCGCAAGCTAATGCGTTTCCTGCCGGTCGCGCTGGCATTCATCGCGGCCGGGAATTGGTGGTTGCACTACTTCCAGACAATGTACTGGACGACGTTTGCCTCCGCCATCTAACCGATCAAGCTGGCCCGGGCATTCAAGTTCCCGGGCCGGCCCTCAATATCCCCCGCAGGAGTAACCTACCCTTTTCGCGTGCGGCCGCGCTCCGCCGCTGGCTCGCGTCACTCCCTTTGAAAGCGTGCTGAACTGGGGATCCACTTTCGGCCGTCCGGTGCTGCCGGCCTCGCGTGGTGCATGGAGGGAGGTTCGACCAATGGGCGCCGCCTTGCTGTAGCCGGTGGACTTTCGGGCCGTTGGTACTGACTTGCTGTATGAAGTGCTCATGAGCCGGAAACTAGGTCAAGGCATACGGCCTTGCAACACCCAATCGGAATCATGGTCGCTCCAAACGCCGGGCTCCTCCTCGCGCTCCGGGTGATCGTCCTGGGCCTCCGGCTGGATCGGGGTCTCGCTCTCCTCGCTCATGCGTCCCCCTTCGTCATGGCAACGATCTCTTTATCGTCCGGCATTTTCTCCCCGGTGAAGTCAATGCCGGCGGCCTGGGCTCGCTCGATCTCAGCAATGGCCTCCGGGATCGCGGCGATCTTCGGTTCGATAAAGTAACCCTGCACTTGGCCGGCCCGCTCTTTGGCGAGCTCGCAGGCCTCGAGCAATGTCTCGCCCGTGGCGACTACGGCGCCGATCTCCGGCAGGCCGAACCCCTGGGGGACGGAGTACGTCATGCCCTTAATTTTGCAGACGTTGCGCAGCTTTACATACCGCCGGAGCTCCTCCGGGAAGTGAACGCTTTGCCAGTTTTTATCCGCCCAAGCGGAATGCAGCATGATTTCAACTCCCCATGGGTTGACGGGCTCAATATCAATGAGCTCACCGCGGGCGGCCGCAACGATGAATTCCGGCCAGTTGCTGACCCATTCGATATAGAGCTCACTGGGCGGCGAGGCGGCCCGGCAGCAAGGGTCTGTGAGAAACGCGAGCATGGACGTGCCCGGGACGGCTTCCAGGTCCGCCCGTGGCGTACAGATAACGTCCTGAGACTCGGAGACCTCCGGCCAGTCCTCCAAAACCGCCGCAAGCTCCTGGAGGCGGAGCTCACTCGAAAAAAATCCGCAATAGTGGCGCTCTGCCATCCAGCCGGCGATCTGTGCATTCACCCATTGGACGGGCTCCGGAAGCTCCGCGTATGGCTTAACGATCCCAATATAGCCAGTGTCCTTGCGCTCAACTCCAAATAGGGCCGTTGGCGCAAACTGGCCATTGATACAGGCGCCGTCATAGCCAACCTCAATAATGGCTGGTATGTCGCGCTCCACGATAAACGGGTAGATTTCAGCCTTGCGGCCCAACCGGGCGGCGAGCTCGTCCAGGCGCTCCTTGGCCAGCAAATAGCTTTCCACGTCGAAGGTCTCAAAGTCCCCCCGGTAGTAGCTGGTCTTGATCCACCACTTTTGCCCATCGTTATTTTCCAGAAAGTTGCGTAGGGCATCCAGGCCCTGGATCAGGTGACTCTCTGCGACGGGCATCCCCAACCGGCGGAGGATCTTTTTTGTGGCCCACCGATCGAGCTCGAGCACCTCACCCCGGCCGGCGCCGAATACCAGCTTGCCGGCCCGGCGGAGGCGGTCTTGCTGCCAGCCGTACATAACATCGGGGAAAACAAAAATGTCTGCCTTGTCCTCCCATTGGTCCACGCTCCGGATCCGTTGGATTTCGGCGAAGCCATCACCAGGCAGGGCGCAATTGCTGGACGGGAAAGCGTTGACCGCCGGCGTCCAGTACAGCACGCGTCCCAATTTTTCGGCCAGGCTGAATGCGACGTGAGGGAATAGCCCGTTGTCCACAACTACGGCCGTGAGCTCGTTTAAGTTTTTCACGTAATTTCTGGCCAGTGTCCGGCCGCAACCAAACGATCCAAGGTTTTACAGACCGCCTCAAACTCCGCCTCGTAGTCACCCCAATGCACCTCCAGATAATCAGCCAGCAGGCGCTCTAGGTTCTCCGCCCGCCGGTGTTGCCGGCGATACGGCGCCGCCGGATCGTCTCCCGGCTCGTCCGTTTCAGCCGCGCGGCTGGCCTCGAAAGCTTTGTCGAATTTGTCAATGCTCTCGAACGTGACTCCATCCGAGAGGCACATAAAGGCCTCCGCCATTTCGTGAATCAGGCAGAGCTGTTGCGCTTTGGGCGAGAGCTCCTCGCTAATCCTGAATTGCAAGATGCCGGCCGGGTCGATCCAATAATCCCCGATCGTCGGGTAACGATGTTTCGCGGTCGGTATGGCTAAGCAAATCATGTTCATTCTTCTTCGGGTTGGTTGAAGGCCGTGAGGTTATCGCGCTGGATTTGAGCGCCCGTGGCGAGGTTGTCGCGATGGATCTGGGCCCCAGTGCGCAGGCCCTCGCGATGCTCCTGGCTGATAGCTCCGGCGTGCTTGCGGCGCTGGTCCAGTAGAAAGTCAGCCTCTTTGTGCTTCCGATCCTGGGCGGCTTTGGCCTCTGAGATCCTCGCGTCCGCCGTGGCCTTTATGGTCGCGCTCTTGACGTGCGCGGCCGCCTGCCCGTTGTCGCCGTTTTGCTGGCCCTGGGCCGCAGCCTTTTTGGCCGCCTGTTGGGCTCGCTGCATGAACCCCTTAACGATGTTGCTCAATTTGGTCAGGTCGTCGCCAAGCTTCTTGACCACTTGCTGCTGTTGCGGGTCGCCGGCCAGGACGTTTAATAGCTGGCCAACGTAGGTACCAACGGAGACCAGGCCGGCGAGCTCGTTCGGCGTCGCGAGGTTGGTTTGCTGCGTGATGCGCGAGATCACCCCGCTCATGAGCCCGATCAGGGTCTCCGCCTGTTCGCGAGGAGATAGCCCCTCTTTCATCCGGACTGGCACCCCCTGCATGAGCGTGCCAAAGGCAAACTCTGCATCCCGGACAGCATCCGTCACTTGCTGCTTGCCGTTGATCGGCGCCCATCGGTCCGCCCGGCGGGGATCCTTGGTTGAGATTTCGATCACCTCATGGAGGATCTCTTGCTGTGCGCTGGCGTCGCACGCCGGCCGGATCGCCATGAGGTCTTGCGCGGTCGCGGCGGCCATTGTCGGGTTGCCGGCGCCAATGGGCATTTCCGGCTCGAGCGCCCAAAGCTCAGCATTGACCCATAGCCGGGGAATTTTTAGCACCTTTCGGCAGTGCTCCTGGAACCTGCGAGCGTCAGCATTCTCCGTTTTCCGGAGGCAAAACCGCCGGCAGATTTCTTTGTAGCTGGCGATTTCCTTGCGCGAGGCCCGGCCGAGTAGGCCGCTCATCATCGCGTTTACGCTTTCCAGCTTGGTCCGGGTCTCGAAGGCCGTTTGCTCGCGCTGAGTGCCTGTATCGGTGGACTGGGTGTAGGTCTGTGCGGCTTCCGCCATGAGTTGCTTGAGTTGCCCAAGGGCGGACTCGACTACGGATTTATCTATGTTGTGGCGCTCCGTCTGAGGCACGATCCCAACTCCCTCCGGGATCACGGCCTTGTCCGCCAGGCGCACCATTTGAGCCCGGGCCTTGCCGGCCGGATCCATCACCCGCAGCCAAATCTGGAATTGCTCAAAGACGTACTGCAGGTACTTGCAGCGGGCGAGGTTCGTCCAAAAGCAGGGCTCGACCAGGAGCAGGCCAAGCGAGCGGACCGAATGAAACATAAACTTCGGCTTGTTGTTGAGGTCGCCGATCTGGCAATGGACCAAGTTAGCCCGATCGATGCCTACCGGATCCGGGCTCTCGTAAACAAACTCATCGGCCGGCATGTGATGGACTCCGGAGTCAACGTCCGGCACAATGCACATGTGCCATTTCTTGTGGGCCGGATCCTCCTCGTCCACATAGAAGAAGTGCCAGAGCGGGATCGTGGGGACTGCATCGCTCGAGTAGTAACCGAGATTCTGCTTGTAAAGCTCCGCCATTTTCTCCGGGGAAGTCATCCAGGTATATTCGCTGGCCTCAAAGTTAATATCCTTCAAGTCCTCGAGTACCTCAGCAATAACTTTCTTGTTCCAACCCGTCCGGGAGTAAGGCCCCCACACTTTAGAGGAGAGCTCCCCTGGGGTGTACGCGTTGCGAACCGCGAACCAGGCAAGATTCTTAAGATTGCTTTGGGTGTCAGTTGGTACGCGGAAGTCCTCGATCGCAACAAACTCCGGGCACCAGTCCTCCGGGTCGTACCAGACCTGGATCCCGTAACCGTGGGCAATCACGCCGGCCCACTTATTCTCATGCACCCAAGCGTAATCCTCGCTCTCTTTGAGCACGTTGTTAATAAACTCGGTGATCCCGAGCTCCCAAGCGGTCTTGGTCTCGACTGGGGCGCGGGGGATCCGGATCTTGAAATAGTTCTGGCTCCCCATAAAGGCAGTCTCGTACTGCCGGCGAGCGTGCGCGGCCAGGACTGGCCCCTCCCCCCAGTTGACGTTGACTTGCAGCCCCCACTTTTTAGCCTCCTCCTCGCTGAGCGGCGGCGCCGAGTTGAAAAGGTCGTTAATCTTGCGGCGGTTG